AAACCTCGAGGCATTGGCTTTCGTTGGCTTCGGAGCGTGAAAAGGTCAGGGAATAATTGGACGGGAGCTTTCCATCTAGAAAGGTCAGCATCCGGTCGTAATTTTTGGTATAGTCGTAAAAACGGGTCGTCTTAAACGCTTGGATGACGGAGTATCGTTCCCATCCGATATCGGATGTCCCGTTTAAACGGATGACCGGATGCATTTTCTTGGCCTTGGCCTTTCGGATGACCGTCGCGACGTTTTCGGTCAGCGTGGCAAGGAAGGCCTGACGATCTTTGACGTAGTGAACGGTCTTTGCGATACGGGCTTTTTGGACGGAAGTGAATGCGCCACGACCCGCAGAGTAAAGGCACGTCTGGCGGCATCCGTCGGATGCATGGACACACACGTTGATAAGGCCTGACAGGCGGTCAGGTGCAAGATACAGAATGCCGGTCATGAAGCCACGCTTCTGGCCTTTGACGGTCTTTGCGTTGGTGTCGATGGATAGGAGGTTTTTGGTCATGGGTTTTTAGAATTGGGATTTGAAGAAAATCAGGAAGAAAACGTAGGAAACGACAGCATATGCCAAGGCCTGAAAGGCTAGGCTAAGGAATTTTTGACGCAGGGTGCTTTTCACGGCGGACAGACTAGTGGAAACGGAAAAAGAAGTCAAAAGAAAAGTAAAAATATTTTTAGGAAAGGGGAAAAGGCCTGATTTTACGGGGGGAAATGCGGTATCTTGACGGTGTAAAGATCGATTCCTTGCCGGATTCCTTGCGTCCCGATAGCTTGCCGGAATGGGAATGCCAAAGGAAGTCTGGCAAAGGGCATGTAGCCTCTACCTTGCCGGAATGGAATGGGACGCTATCGCGGACAAATTGAAGTTAAACAACACGACTCTTTGCAAACGGGCAAGCTTAGAGGGTGTTACAAAGGTCAAAAAGGAAATGCAAACGGTTTGCAAAGAAAAGAAAACCGAATCCTTAGAAACGCTCTCGGCTCTTGTCCGAAACAAGCTAGCTGCGGACGCCGCAAGTACGCTTGAACGCATCGATTCCTACGCATTGGACGGGATAAAAGACGAAAGCGTGAGAGAGACTATTCTGGGCAGTGTGGCAAAGCGATCGGCGCTTGTGTTCGGCTGGTCGGAAGCTGGCGAGAGTGCGTCCGTCTCAATCAATTTACTCGGTCAAATGCCGGATCGGTCATTCGAAGTGAACGTGACGAACGAATCCGAAACAAAGTAAATATAACACACCTTGTGCATCGCAGGGAAAGTGATAGTCTGCATTAGATTTGCTAATGACAGAAAAGGATTGTTTTTCCTAGGGGGTGGCAGGAGGTTGGACGCCTAGGGGGGAGGCCCCCTTTGGGGGTGGGCTTCGTTTACGATACCCCCCTCAAAAATTTTCCGCCTTTTTGACCATGCTAAACAAAATCAAAATTGGTCAAAGTATTTCTCTATCAACAGCGGAGCGTAAGCTCGCCCATTTCGTAGCCAAGAATCGAAATGGTAAGAATCGATATTTCAACGTGGTGAACCTAAAAATCAGTGCGGAAGATCCGCATACGGTCGATCTTGAGGGGATTTGTGGAGAACTAGCTTTCTGCAAGCTGTTCAATGTTTATCCTGATCTGGATACGGATCGTAATCCTCCGCATCCGCTCTATGACGCGCTTGTCCCGCCACCGCCGGGATTTCGCATCGATGTAAAAACGACCAAGTACGACAATGGAAAGCTATTGGTCGATGCGCGCAAAGGATCGAAAACCGACGGGGTGGATTTCTACGCTCTGATGACGGGAACCTTTCCAGGTCCGTACACATTCCGTGGAGTTATCGCGAAGGAGCATATCATTCAACCTCACAAACTTGGCCTACTTTGTGGATACAAGAGCTACATGGCGGAGCAATCGGAGCTGACCGATGAGTTTGAGGCCAATTACTAATTGTGATTGACACTTTAGTCGCCCTTGTGCGTCAGTGCGCGTAACGACCTTAAGCAATGCGGAGGCTTGGTCAGCCATCGCAAAACCGTCTAAGCGGCAATGACACTCCGCGTGTAGCAGGTTGGATAATCAGCCACCGTGTGGTGGATGGATGGCCAACCATAACGCAGATAACGTCGGTTTAATTTCATAATCTCATGGCCTGTCCTAATGTCTTCAACGCCTTCGCGGTGGCTACTGAGTCGCTCGCGCAGGACGTTTATAAACGCGCCTCGTACCGCTCGATGTGGCTCAACATGATTGAGCGCGGCGAGTATCCTCAGGGTACTGGTCTGACCCAGACCTCGTTCACCACCACCTCCATCGAGCCGACTGCGGCTGAGGAGTGGTCGGCCATCACGCTCGCCAGCGGCAATCCCGGCGATAACGGTGGCGCTTGCGATGTCACCTACAATGACGTTCCGGTCGGCTATAATGCCGTTACCTGGAGTCCTGAGCGTTTCGCCCTCAAAGGTCCGCTCTTGTGTAAGGACGATCTGACCTTCGACCATCGCGTCGAGGCGTTCTTGCGTGTGTACCTTGAGAAGCTGTCCATCCGCGCGCAGCGTTCTTGGGAGACTCGCTATCAGAATATGTTCGCCAAGTATGCCATCAAGGCTGTGGCCGACTCGTCCTTCACTCAGGTTGAGACGATTCCGTCTGGCGTGAATGAGTTGCCCTGGATTCAGACCGGCTCCGTTGGTCAGGCGTTGAATCAGTCCACCTCCGAGCTGACTCAGGAGATGCTCGATGTGGCTGCTGCCACGCTGATCCGCAACGGGGCTACCAATCCTGATAGCTCTGGCTTCATCAGCTACAGCAGCGACGGTCCGGTGTTCCCGCTCTATATCGGCTTGGAGGCTTCGCAGCGCATCGCTCAGAACAACCCCGCGTTCCGTGAGGATCTGCGTCAGGCTGATATGGGCAGCGGCAGCGGCGCTGAGTTGCTCAAGCGCATTGGCGCGAATCGGGTGATTAAGAACTTCCGGCATGTGCCGAATCTGTTCCCGCCCCGCTACACCTACGCTGGTGGCAAGTACACGTTGGTTCAGCCGTTTACCAGCGCCAATGGCACGAAGGGTACGGTGTTCAGCGTCAACTCAAGCTGGGTGACTGCTCCGTTCGAGGCTGCGTTCGTTGTCACCCCGTATGTGTTCAAGTCGCACATTGTGCGTCCTGTGAACCGTGTTGGTGATTTGAGCTGGATGCCGACCAACTACATGGGCGAGTGGCAGTGGGTGACTGGTGCGTACAAGCTCGATGTGGATTGCGCCGATCCTCTGGAGAAGAAGGGTCAGCACTATGCTGAGTTCATTCATGCTCCCGAGCCGATTTTCACGAATCAGGGCATGACGATTATCTTCCGTCGTTGCACCGGAGCTTTGACCCAGATCATTTGCAGCTAACGCTGCAAACGCTCACGCTTCGCGGATCATCTGACGCTAAGCATTCAAAAGACCCGCAGGCGTGAAAATGCTTGCGGGTTTTTTCTTTTCGGCGATTGTGGCCACCGGATTATCTCATAGGTTGTTTGTCTCACAGCTCCGTTGTTGGAGCAGCCCCTCATCGGCCCGAAAGGCTGGTGGGGGGTTTTTGATTGACATACATGCCATGAGTCTGATGCTCGCTTCATGCCGGTATTTACCATTCCCAAAGGCGTTGAAATCCCCGAGAATTTGAAGGAAGGCGAGGCTTTCCAGACGATGGCGACTATCGTTCTTGGTAAGAACGGAAAGGCGGAAGTCATTGAGATTGATGGTATGGCCATCCCCGGTTACGAGAAGAAGTCTAAGGGCAAGAAGATGGCCGAGGGAGGCGAGGAGGAGGAGTATGAGGAGGAAGAGGAGATGGAGGGGGGGTCTGCTCCTGGTGGTGGCGGTTTCATCGCCGAGGTGATGCAGCGCGGCGCTGGTCCGATGGCTTAAATTCTAAACCGATATGCCAAACATCACATGCGACGAGGCGGAGACGCTGATCAATGAGGCGGCGTCGCTGGGATGTCGTTCTCCTCGCGAGATTGAGCTGGCCAAGTTGGCCCTTGAGAATCGCATCGCGACGTATCTGGCTGGCGGCGGTGCGACGCGCGGCGCGTATCGGAGCGTTAGCGCAACTGGCAATGTGGTGAGCGGTGATTATCTGCTTGTCTGCAATGCCGCTGGAGGTTCGATTACGCTGACGCTTCCTCCGGTTGCGTTGGTTCCTGGCCGCATCTATGTGTTCAAGCGCATCAATAGCGGCGCGAACACGGTTACGGTTGATGCCTATGCGTCTGAGACGATTGATGGCGCGCTGACTCATGTGCTGTCCCCGCAGTGGAATTCCATTACCATCATATCGGACGGGACGGCTTGGTACATCACTTCGCATCCGTTCTAAAATCTCATGGCAAACATCTCCTGTAGCGAAGCGGCTGAATTGATTGCGGAGGCTCAAGGAGCTTCATGCAAGAGTCCGCGTGAACGCATCCTGCTGGAGATTGGCCTACTTTGGGAGGCGTCGATTCTTGGTGGAACGGCGGATATTACCGCTGATAACACGGTGATTACGGCGGACAGCACGATCATCACGGCGGATATGACGGAATTTCTGTAACCCGAAACCAAATCATTTAATTCGATATGGCACAGCAAACCATCAATGTCGGAACGTCCCCCAATGACGGGACGGGAACGCCGCTGCGTACGGCTTTCCAGTACACGAACAGCAACTTCAGCGAGCTGTACACGGCTGTTGGGCCGAGCGGCAATAACATCGTCGTTCCTGGCTCCGCCACGATCGCCGGCGATCTGACGGTGGATACCAGCACCCTGAAGGTGGATTCGGCGAACAATCGGGTGGGTATTGGTACGGCGAGTCCTTCCAGCATTCTCCATATTTCAAACACTGCCGCAGCCACGCGCATAACAATCACGGACGATACGACGAATGGCCGTTCTGGATACATCGAATCGAACTATTCAGACGCATTGGTCATTGGAACAACGTCTGGAGTTCGAGCCATTCGATTTTCTCCGGATAATAAAGTCTGCCACCTGATTGAACCGAGCGGAACTTTCACTTGGTACGACGGCTTAGGCGGCACTCGAATGACCCTGAACTCCACGGGGCTGGGCGTGGGGGTGAGTCCTGTTGCAAAAATCGACTCTCTCGTTGCCGATGCTGCTGAATGCGGACGTTTCCGTGCTGCAAGTGGATGGCTGCGGATTCATCCGTACCTGAATGCGACAGACTACTGTCGAGTTCAAGCGGTCAATGGAACCAACACCGCGTTGATACCGTTGACGCTTGAGGGTCAGACTGTTCGGTTCAATACGAATGGCGGAATTGCTGCAACGCTCGACGCGAGCGGGAATCTTGGTGTTGGAATCACGAATCC